TTTGTTACCGCAACAATTACAGGAAAAAAAAGTGCAAAAAAAAGGGGCTGCCTTCCGACAACCCCCACACACACAGGAAAATCAGAGCATTTGCTCTGACACAAATATAATCAATTAGTCATTCCGTCAGCATCAGTCTTGCTGATGTTGAACATTGGTGCAGCCTCCATTCCTGAAAGCGTTATTGAATAGCCTTGAAGGTCTGCATAGGCAGTACCTGACGCTGATGTTCCAGCCGTTACCTCAAGACCTGTAGTGCAACCAACTACGAAGTAGCTAGGTGTCTCGTCATTGGTTTCAATGATGGCAACCAAACGGTTCTGAGCCAATAGCTGAATTTCGTTCCTCTTAGTTGTGTCCAACTTGGAAAGAACTACAACTACCTCAGGAGTGAAATAGACTGTCCCGTTTTGAACGTTACTGTTAATGGTTTCGGTGAGGCTTGAAGTTTCCTTCAACTGCTCGTATTTCCAAAAGGCGTTTCCTACAGGTGTAACGGTTACAACTCCTGAAGCATATACGGGCGTCTGCGCCTCCCAATCAGCTAGGCTAGCAAATCTTACTGACTTAATTCCACCAATCGCATCCTTGCAATCTAGGGTGAACCCTGTCGTTAATGCACAACTCATTTCTCTTTTTGTTTTAGGTGGTTAAGGGAAGGGCTTGCGCCCCTCCCGTTAAATCAGTTTTCTTAGATAGCTACCTTACCAACTTGGTCAGGATATGCGAACTGTGTTCCCATCGTGAACTCCATCGCTACTCTGAAGACTCTGTCATCTTGTGAGTACCAAGACTCTAGGCTGCTAGAATCAGCTTCCAAGTCCATTCCTAGGAAGGCGTTACTTAGGCTGAAACCATAAACCCCGTTGAACCCTTCAAGTCCACCAACGCCAACGATTTCAATGTTAGTGCCGGGGAAAACCAAACGCATCGGGTCAAAGTCAGAAGTGTAGTTGTTCAACTGACCACCAACTGATGATAGACCGTTTCCGTTCATTAGAGCCGCAGCAAGGAGTCTGAACTTATCAGTTCCCATGAAGATTTTGAAGTCATTCTGTGCGATAGCCGCAGAAGGGGTATCAACGTAGATACGCTCAATCGCCTCCAATACGTTGCTGAGGGTGATTGCACCTGTTAACGGTGTTCCACCGAAAGCACCTCCAGCCGTGTTGCAGTCTGTGAAAGATGCTGTCGGGATAAGAAGCCCGTCAAACATTCCCAAATTGCCAACGCCTGTTGAAGCGTTACCGCCCCAAATTACTTTTTCCAATTCGTCCTGAACCTTTTCAACAAGGTAGTTAGCGAACTGCTCTTCAAAAGGAAGCGCCTCTTGGTGTGTCCCTGCGGTTAGCTGAGTTCTTAGGTAGTACCCGTTCAACTCCTTTGGGCAGAACTCCATGTTAATCTTCACTTGCTTCGCATCAATTTCACGCTGGGTGTAAGTGATGTCTCCACTTGCAGACCAGCCACAACCTGAACCGTCAGCCATAGTGACATCAGTATCCATAAGGTTGATTTTCGTTGCGCCCTTGACACCAAGTTGAGGCGTCAACATAGACGCAGTTCTTCCTCCGATTAGCGCCTTAGTGATGAGGGGGAAATTCTGTTCTTCAATGTAAGGCTGAAGATTGCCTGCTAGGTTGTTAAATCCCATTTTCTAATTTGTTTGTTTTGTGTTACAGTTTCTTTGATTCAACCATTACCTTTCTTATCTGCTCAGCCATTTGGAAATGGTCAGGCTTGACAAACGGGTTGGTCACTTTCTTTGTTGGTGCTTCCTTTGGTGTTGCAGCCATCTTTTCAATGATGTCTGTTACCATAGTAACCGCTTCAGTTACTTCATCAACGTTCTTCTTAGAAGCAAATGCAGCCGCGTCAATTTCAGACTTGATAAGGTTTGAAACTGCGCCTAGTATATCCTCTTTGAAAGCATCTGCGTCAAACGCTGGGGCTTCTGCTGCGTATTCTTCCTCTTCCTTCTTGCTTTCTTCCTCTTCCTCCTTTGCCTCTTCTTCAACTTCAGGCTCCATAATTTCTACGATAAGGCCACCTTCAGTTCTAACGATTGCACCGCTTTCCATTTCATGTTCTGCGTCAGGTGCGTCAGTTAGTTCACCATCTTCGCCAATAACCTTAACGGTCGCCCCAACTTCTACGGCTGGCTCAATTCTAACGATTGTTCCGTCTGCTAGCTTTGCATCCTCAAAGGATTCTGTAGCCATTTCAACCGCTTCTTCCGTTGCTGGTTCAACTGTTGTTTCAACCTTTGGCTCTGCTTCTTCTGAAAACAGTAGCTTCTTAATTTCAGGCAGTTTGCCCGTTACGAGTTCTGTGATGTTCATGAATTAAAGTGCTTTGAAGTAAATAGAAGGCTCAATTAATTGTGCCACTTAGCCCGCTCCGTAAGAGCCGTAAGAACAAACGTAAGAGCCGTAAGAACAAACGTAATTAAGCCTTTACGGGGCGATTAGTCACGACATGGACGAAACAATAGCCTCAACTATTTCCCTGTCTATTGTCATTTCACGGTCTTCGCTGAACAGCCCTTCAACGGAAAAACCGTTAAAGTCGCCCTCCTTTACTTGCTGCCACACATCGTCATTCTCAACCCTAAACGAGCCAAACCAAGAACCTTCAGGTAGCTTGCCGTATCCTTTAGGCGTTGGCTTCATTTCGTCTATTATGAAAGACTCAAACATGAATACCCCGTCTAAGGCTGTTTCGTGCATCTCATTGACGCTATCTGTGCGCCCTTGCCGCATATACCTATAGACAATCTTGCGTATTGTCTCAGCGTTGAAAACAACGTAGTATTCACGCCCTTCATCGTCCCGTCTGTAGATAGGGAAATCAGCAACCATAAGCGGCCCTGAAATGATACGTTTTTCTTCGTTGGTTATTTCAAACCTGTACGGCTTGGGCTGGTCGCTAAACGCCATCCAATTTCTTTCAATGGCTGGTGTGTCAACTAAGGCAACCGCCTCTACGCCTGCTTCTTCGTTATCGTCAATTGTGAGGTAAATCACGGGTAGTTTATCATCCATCAATTCCGAATGTTACTTGGTTTTCAATTTGTGAAATATTGTTTTGGTTGCCCGTCATTTCTGTTTCTATGACAAAGGCTTGTATCGGTGCTAGCTGTGCCTGTTCTGCGCCCCCTAGTTCTGTAGTTGACGTTGACACCTGTTGCATACTAGGAGCAGAAGCCGCAGCCGATGAAATAGCCGCGTTTGCATTGGGTGGAGCAGGGGCTGTCATGCCTCCCATTGGTGCAGAGTTTAGGGTTGCCGTAGCTGAAGCAATTCCACCCAGCACCGCAGCGACCCCCGTAGCTATTGCGACAAGGTTAGCAGGGTAAGGAACGCTTTGAGCCTGTGCTATTGCGCCCGTCACCGCCTTTGCTGTGTCTATTGCTATTTGTGCAACTGCTATCGCCTTTTGAAGCGCTACGGCTTCCTTAGATTGTTCACCGCTTGCGGCTACTAATTGACCTAGTGAATTTAGAACAGAGCCTGCTGCTGATAGCCCTGCCTCCCTTGCATCTTGCTTTTTCTTTTCTGCTTCGGATATTGCCTTAGCCTCCTGTTCTGCTAACTTGGCTTCTTCAGCGGCCTTCTTTTCTTTAGCGGCTAAGTCTGCAGCGTCCCAAGTGGCTTGAAGTTCTGCTAACCTTACGCGCTTTTCTTCTTCAATGTCTAGTTCGGTGTCGTTTGCTAGGCGCTTTATTTCTGCAAGGCGTTCTATTTCAATTAGAAGTTCTTCTAATTCAAGTTCTCTTTCACTTTTGCCAACTACCCTTAGTTCTTTTTGGAAGTCGGCTAATTCTTTTTCTAGCGCCTTTTGGTTTACTAGCTGTTCAGACCTTTGACCGTTTATCCTTTCGCGGACATCAGCTAATTCTGTCTCTGCATCTATGACCGCAGCCTGTAAATCAACGTTCGTCTTATCTAGTGCCGCTTGCCTTTTAGCTAATTCAAGACGCTTCTGCGCTATGCCTGTTTCAATTTCTAGTTGGTCATCAAGTATCTCACCCAACTTGTCATTCGCCTTAACCCTTTCAGCTATTGTAAGGCTTATGTCGTCCCTCTTTTGTCTTTCAAGTTCTGCTAGGTTCTGTGATACTAGGATTTGCTTACGCTGGGTTGCCTCTAGTATTTTCAGTTCATTTTCTAGCCTAATGATAGCGGCTGCTTCATCAACTGCCGCCTTTGTTGCGTTGGCTGTTTCTTCGGCAAACTCTTTGACCCCATCTACTATCGCGGCCTGTTGTTCTTTGTCTAAGCCTGTGCTGACTTGTATTAAAGCCTGACCGTAATCTTTTACACCTTCTACAGCACCGTCCCAATCTGCTTCAAATAATGCTTTGAAAGTTGTCCCAAGTGCCTCAACGGCAAGCATCAAGCCTTGAAACCTATTGATTAAGTTGTCTACTATAAAGTTCCCTAAGTCTTTTATTGATTGCTTCGGGTCTTCAAAGGCCGCTTTGATTGGTTCTGCCAGCGAACTGATAGAGTCAAACAGTTTCTTGACTAGAATCTCAAAGGCTAGTGTGGCGGTGTTTAGAGCATCCATGACCGCTTGATTTTTCATCAAGATGTCTTTTAAGAAATTGAAAACCTGTAGCGCAATGCCTATGACACCAAGCGCCTTAATCATGTCTCCAAGACCACCAGCCGCAGACTTTATCCCTTTAGAAGCGTTTTCAGCGTTCTTGCCTGCTGCATTAAACCCGTCTGATACCTTTTGCCCAGCCTCCTCGCCTAAATCGCCTAAATCGCCTAATTTGCCTTCAACGGTTTTTAGCCTTTCGTCTAGGTCGCCTATATTAACGTCAACCTCTAGCGCTATTCTACTATCTGCCATTATGGTAAATCGGTTACACGGTAAAGAACATCAACTACGATATCGCTATCGCCTGCGGTTGGATTGCCTGTGAGAACGGTTGCAACAAGAGCATCTCCCGTCACTATGTTGTTCGTTCCTGAGTTAAGGCTAAGAACTCCAATCGCGTCTGCTGCTCCATTGATAACCGCCTCCGCTTGCAATACAGAGCCTGTGCTTGACGAGCTTCGCAATGCAAGCGTTGTGTTGGTTGCGTAGGCCGTTGTAGCATACTTCAAGTGAAATGAAGCAGATACCACTTGAATTTCCTTGCCTGAGATTGCTCCAACTATCGTAATAGGAGTTGAGTTCAGAGCTAGAACTTGGGCGGTTGTTAGTGTTATCTGCGCCCGTTTTAGTTCGCCCCCACCTGTAGCCACTTCAAGGATGCCGCCTGTAGTCCTAACATACAGCCGTTGGTCGGTGTCGTTCAGGTACAGTTCACCCACATAAACGTCATTCACCCCCCACGTTCCATCTGTGTGGTCTGCGCTTGGCGCTGCGGCTGGTTGCGCCCCTGCCACCGTTGAACGCTTTAATCTTATTCTTGAGTCTTGTGTTGCCATTAGTTGTTACCTCCTTCTATTAAGTAAATAGACGTTTCGCTAAACTGTGTCTGAACAGTATTCAACCCACCGTCCACCGTGAATATGTTAGTGCCCCCGTTCAGGTCGCGAACCTCGTCTAAGCCGCCCTCTAGTACGTCTGAACTTTCTTGCTGGCGGTTGTTCACGAATGTTACGTTAGATTCGGTTACAGTTACCCCGTTCGTATTGATAAGCCTCACAGCCGTAACGCCCTCTTCTACCGTGTTGTCGTCCCCGATAATTGTAACGTCCCTACTTCCTTTCTTAACCTTGTTTCTGTTGCCCTGCACCATGAAAGAAGTAACGCCCTCTTCTACCTCGTTATCCTTACCCCTAACGATACCACCGAACAAAGGTGACCTATTGCCATTCTTTAGGCTCTTGCGCGTTGTAGGGCGCTTCTCTACGCCTGAACCGCCTTGTACTGTGCCGCCTGTTCCCACTTCAAAAGTCCGCGACTTTAGTGGCTCTTTGGTAATAACCTTAATCAGTTCAACTTTGGTTAGGTCGTCATTGAACGGGTTGTAGTTCATAACCTTGTTGATACGCCAATAGCTGTTATCTATTAGGATTTGGTCGCGGAAATCTAGCTTGTGTACATCAACAGGCGTTAGGTAAAAATAGGCTGTCTTTAGCTTGCTGTCCTTGTTGGTTATTTCAAGAAGCCCCCGCCTGTGATAGCGGTTAAACAGGTTGTCGTTGGTGTAAAGAAGCGTTCCCGTGTAGCTATTTCCTGAATAATACAATTCATTAGGAATACCGAAGTTAATGTCTTGAGATGGTGCTGTTGGGTGCGTTAGGTGTCCAGCGTAAGGGTATTCTAGTCGATAGTCCCAGCTATCTATCAGCGAAGCGTGTATCCATCTAGGGTCGCTAACTAAAAGACCAGCATAGTAAAGGACTCTAATATTAAAGTCCGTAGGCTGTGCGCCTTCCTCAATGTCGCTGTCGTAAACCTTTCCTATTATCCTGTTACTAGGGTTGTCATTTACCAAAGGCGTAGGACTGAATACTACTTCCGTCTTATTCGTATTCTGCAAGAAGTCGTTATCTACATCTATTCTAGCGCGTCCGTAGGTGTGCCCGTGCGCGTCTTGGTAGCGCTCGTTGTAATAGTCTGAATCTTCCGAATAGGTGTATTCAAATTCATTAGCCGTGAGAAGCGCCAAAGGCTCAAGCGTTATTTCTTTAGAATAGTCTAGCTTGTGTGTCCAATCTTTTACTGAACCAGCCTCATAAAAGTCGTCCCGTGTTTCAATCAACAGGTTGTTCTCTTGGTTCGGGTCTGTTGTGACGTACAGGTTGAACATATTAATAACAGACTTCAATAGGTCTGCCATACCCACTTCAGGAATATTACCGTTAAAGTGGTAATTCTCATACTCTACCGCGTCAGCCCCTGCGCTCTGTTCATTCCAAAACTGACCGCTGACCACCATATACATACTGTAAGCCCCTCTAGTTAGGTCATTGAAATAAGCGAAGTAAGATAATTCAGGACTGAATCCCGTTGCAGCCGCACCATCTAAACTCTGTGGAAAATGAACCGCGACAAAAAAGACGTCATCGGGTAAACATTCCACGCTTTCAGCGACCCCCTCAATATACAATTCACCAAGTTGTTCAGCACTAACGCTCGTAGTGTCATCAAAAGCGTTTAGCGGTATGCTAATAGCTTCTTCGTGAACCGTGATAACAGACCAGCCCCCCGAAGCGTTAGCCCTTCTTCGGTGTATTTTTGCCGTCCCTTGTAGATACTCGGTTTGCGTGAGCCCGTATTGGTATTCTATTTCTGCTACTAAATTGTCCCACCAATCATTAGCAGTATCGCCCAACCTTCTCTGTTCTCTCCACCTAAATCTAAGCCTAAAGGACAGGTCGTAGTGTCCAGCGGTTTCTTGATTCACCCGAAATGAGTAAGAACCGCTATCTAAACTTTGCCACCCTAGTTCTACATTGGGGAATCCTGAACTGTTAGTACCACCAACAGGAGGGTAGGCTGTGGGGTTTACCCGATAATTCCCGAAGCTGGTTGCAGTTCCGTTGTCAAAGTTTCCTAACGTACTGTCGTTATCAAAGCAGATTAAAGCCATACCGTTTCCGTCCCAGCCTATCCTAGAATCATTGCCAATAGCTAACGGTGTCGCGCTAGATATAAAAGGCGCGCTTAATGCTCCCATAACTGACTCTTCGCGGTAGTCTATTAATACCTGCTCAACCTGTGGCGTTAAACTCGTCACGAAGTATTCCGAAGACGGTATTCCTGCGCGAAAAAGACGCTCAGGTACGGGTGTAGTCTTTGACGTAACGGGTACTATAAGACGCTCAAAGAAAGCAGACGAAAGAAAACTGCTAGTATAACTGAACCCAGCAAAGGCAAAGATTCGGTCTATTATTTCCTTTAGATATAGGGCAGGCTTGAAATCATCGACAAAGTATTTCTTTAAGCCCTGTGGGTTGAAGTCTATACCCTTTCCAAAGTCTAGCATTGGGTAAACGTAGCCTTCCCCGTAGGTAGCCGTCCAACTTGCTATCTGATTCGCCTGCGTGTAGTCATGGTCTAGGTCGCTGAAATCAATGTAGTTTACAGAGTTATCGTCTAGGCCGTTTAGCTGCTTATCGCCCAACACTCCAAAGATGTCCACTAGCTTACCCAAGAAAACCACTTCATAGACGTACTCCGTACCCTTGCGGACTATCTTACGCAGTTGCAACGTGCCGCGCATAATGTTCACGCCTTCGCTCATAACCTCTGCCCTAGCCTGCTTATTAGGATTAAAGTTGACTTCTATATTGTCGTTAGAAGCGTTGTAAACGTTGCTGATGTTTACATCGTAAATCTGCCCGAATAGCGTGTCATTATTCTGCGTTGCAGGACACTTGATTGTCTTGCTGTATTCTGTGTTTCGCTTGTCGGGATGCCTTACATCCGCGATGCTGTAATTGAAGGAGAAATTGAACCCCTCAAATACGTCTAGCCTTTTGCCTTCAACCCAAACCTCACCCACGCTGCCTGCTGTTTTGTAGTGAATACTCTAAGTCAAAACTGTACTGCATTAGCTTGTCGTTTAGGCTGGTCTGCTTGGTTATGCTTCGCCCGTCAACATTAACCGCTAGAAGTTGGTTGTTGACCTCTTGGTAAATCTCAGGGCTGGTAAACAGGTCTTCCATCCACACGCTTTCAGCATCCGTCAGGTAATTGGTGTTCACCCGTAGCTTCTTGGTTAGCTGCGTGTCGTAAGTTTTGCGCCCTCTATTCTCCGCGTTGTAGCCCCAAGTCACAGAAGCATAATTCGCACCGTCCCAAGTGTGGTGCTGCTGCCTGAAGTCTTTTCTATTTACGCCTGTTCTTTCTTCGCTTTTCAGGTCAAAATTAAACGAGTCAAATCCGCCTAGCCTGTTCATCCAATGCAGCCGAACGGGTGTGTATTTGCTACAGTCTTGGTCTATGTTGAACGTTAACGTTTCGCTGATAACCTGTCCTACCCCCACGTTATCTTCTAGGCGTATGGTGTAGCTTTTAGCGTTGTTCAGAACTGTTGAAGGTGTACCGCCTGTCATGGAAGATGATGCAATCAGAGGGATGTCATGCGTTCCTACAGGTATTCTAAGATACTTCTTTTGGTAGCTTGCAGACATAGCAGCCGCGAACGGGTTGGAAACTGTTACGTTGTTCAACGTTGAGCCTGTCCCGTTGTAGCCGCTATAGGTTTGAAGCCTGTAACGTGCTGGGGCTTGGTCTTCCCCTGCTATGAAATAAAGGAAGGCGCTTTGTGCGCTGTTTATTTCCCTATTGGTTGGGCCTTCAGTTAAGAACTTGTCTGTTCCTACGCCTACCGTCATTAGGTAGTCCGTGTGGTTAAAGTCTAACCAATCGGCTGTATTCTGCACCCCGTTCCAAACTGACCTATCTTCGTAGAAATAGATTTGGTTCAAGTCTTGGTATGCGCCCGTGTTGGGGTTTATATCCTGCTCCTGTATGACAAGCCGATATTCCGTGTGCATATTAGGGCACATGAAGAACGCTGCGTTGTTAGCCGTTGGTATTGCTAGGTCTTTACTCAGTTGACTTTGCAGTATGCGGCTCACATCTACGAAAGCCCTGTTTTGGCTTGTCCCGAACGGTTCAGGTATAGGGTAGATTATTAGGGTCGCCAATGTCGTAGCCGTACCGCTTGGCATTACGTTAACCTTAAATCGTAGCGTTGGGCTGGTGTCAGTTGAGCGCCAAACATAGACGTTGTCGTTATAGGCTAGTGAATACTGTTCAGGGATTGCTGGGGTGTATGGTATTATCGCCATTACTTGTTCAGTCTTTTGTTCATTTCGTCAATTCTTAATACTGTGTCCTCTTTGATAGCTTTAGCCACATCATCTTCAATTCCCTTGCTAACGGTCTCAACTGCGTTGGTGAAGAACTTGCGGGGCTTAATGCCGAACAGTTTCTTGTTCCGCGCTATTGCGAAAGCCATACCGTCAATTTCACTTTCGGTCATGTCTTCGTCAAAGCCTGTTATCTTCATAGCCACGTTACGGTAGCGAAGCCACTTCTTAAAGACATCGGCTGGCGGCTGCTTAGTAAACTTGAAAGGCGTGTTGTATTGCACCTTCGTACCGCTTACCCCCTTGTCTATATATTGACCATATTGAAGCATCGTGATAGCCATCTTGTAAATCTTGCCAAATAGCTTCACTTTGGGCTGTACGTCAATTCTAAGGCTGTCCCCCAAACTACCTGAAGCCATGATGTTCTGCTTCTGAATGTTCTTTTGGGCTTCAACCAAATACTCTGCTCTGTACCTGTTAAGCGTTTCTATCAGTTTTTCATAAGCCATTCTGCTTCTGCTTGTGGTAATCGTTCGCTTGCTTTGCCTTTTGGAACGCGATTAAGTTCAGGAACTCACGCAGCCCCAATTCAAAGAAGTAATTCCATTTCGTTGCGTCATTGTTGCTCAAGTTGTTTACGATGTTGAGCCAACCGTATCGGCTTTCAAACGTGCTAACTTTTTCTCCGCTTGTGTCTTGACCTTCTCCAACTCCGTCACCGAAGACTCCAACAAACTCTCTACGGACTCTAGGTATTTGGCCAAAAAAAAAGAGGACAACGGGTTGACAACGTTCATGGTAAGTTGCTTCATTTCCTCCGCGACCTTTGCATGATTATCGGCAACGTATTTTCCTTTCTTCCACCCCCACCATTTCTTGACGTAAGGCACACAGAACAAAGCCATGATATTATGAAGGTTCTTTAATATGCTTTCCTCGTCCTTTATAAAGTGCATCAACGTGATATATTGCCCTCCCGTAATGCTATAGATGTCTGAAATTACTTCGTACCTCTGACCGCCTAATTCAAAGCGCTTCTTCAATTCGCCTGCTATTGGTTGGCTGATGAACTTCAGTTTGTCTAGGATAGACTTGTAACTTCCTATTGAAAGTTGCTCCACATCGTCCATTGACCAGCCTGAAAGGATGCTGATAATAGCCATGTTCAACGTGCTTTCATCTTCGCTGCCTTCCTTAATTAGTTCCTGAATCGCTTGGAACTGTGCAACGGTTACGCCTGACCAATCTGTTGGGATGTTAATCTTCATTCTTCAGGCTTTCAATTTTACGCTTTGCCCAATTTATACCAGCGTCACCGCCCCACGCTAACCACATCAAACGACCGCAGCCCTTTCCTAGTGGTTTCTTACTGTTCTGTTTATGGCGTATGAACGCAGCCATTCGCTCAACCGTTTCAAGGCTTATAGGCTCACGGTTGGCTAGCTGGTTCGCCCTGCGCTTTCCTACGGGTGTGCCACAACTTTTCCAGCCGTTTTCTTCAGCCCACCTCAAAGCGGTCTTAGCGTTTTCTGATGCCTGCTTTGGGTAGTCTCTATATGACTCCTGCATACGCCACACGCTAGCAAGTCTTTCAAGTAGTCTCATGTATGTAAATAGAAATTAATTAGAACTGTGTCTTGTAATCTACTTTGACAACCTGTAAGTCATTATCCACAGACCTCAAAGGGTGCAGCGTAGAACCACGTCTAATCCAGCAAGCGTTCACAGGCGTTCGCGTGTAAGCCGCTACGGACTCAGTCGTTTTGTGTACGTCATTCGGGAGGCGGTCATAATAGACGCGCCCCCCTTCTGTTTCAATGTAGTATTTCCGCTTCATGGTTGTGTTCTTTTCCATTCGTTTATTTCTTCGACAGTCTCAAAACCCCACCAATCTTTACACTCTTGGCAAACGTATTCATGACCCTCTGCACATGATGCACACTCGTTTTCTGAGTGGTCTTCAGTACCTGCTAGGATTTCATCTTGTTGCTCTTGGATTCTCATTGCTCTGTGTGTTTGTGTGTTTGTGTTTGTGTTTGTAATTAGTAACCTCTTTTCTTTGGAAAAATCTTGATTTAAGCGTGTGCCTCCCGAACATAATTGTTGATCCAAGCTTTCAAAGAATCTGTGATTCCGTAAATAGTAACAGCAACAAGAATGTCACCTGCTCCGATTGTGTGACCTAATCCGCTGTATCTTGACCAAGCGGTTGCAAATTTTTCGGCTTCTGTTCTCGTTGTGAATGTTAAAGTACCTTTCATGACTTTGTTTGTTTGTTTGTGTGTTTTGACACTACGAATATACAAATAATTTTGTTACCACAACAATTAGGGAAGAAAAATATTATCGCACTACGTATTTCCCTGCATTGGTGTTCAGTTTTTCCATTGCCACATACCGCAGCGCGTCCATCGCGTGATTGTTTGCATCTTCAGGAACGTTGGTTGCTTGGTTGGTTTTGAAGTCGCGCTTCCAAGCGTATGACTTCAGTTCCCGTATTACATTGATTGAGTCTGCGTGTACCATAATTTGAACGCTTTTCAATTTGTCTATGCCAGCCCTCACGGAGTCTGTGCCCTTTTTTACGCCCCTTATTCTAAACCCGTGCCGCCTTATTTCTTCAATAGACTTAGGCTCTGCGCTGTCTGCTATTATTTCGTCTGACCTTTTGAGGCCGCACCTGTTGGCTATATCTGTATTCATTAAGCCTGTGTCGTAGATTATTTCCCTGACCCATAGCTTGCCGTCATTGAACAGAACCTCTACTAAGGCGGTGGGGTCGTGCGTAAACCCAAAGTCAAGCCCGTAGGCTTTCCACTTGTAGCCCGTAGGCCAATCTCTAGTTTCAGCCCAATTTGTAATGACCGCACCTTCACGCCTTGAACGCTTTCCCAAACCATAGACGTTCCACTTGAACTCGTCTGCTGTGCCTTTATCTACATTCTCAGGCGTTGGCTTGTAGCTTAATATCTTCTTCCTGATGTGTGGTTCTAGGAATGTGTTGTGCAGCATTGTGCTGTGGATATAAACAACGTCAGGACGCCTTAAAACGCTGTCATAAATCCAATGCTCATCTGTGCTGGGGTTGTAGTCAAGAATCCACTTACCCTTGCACCGTTGCTCTAGCTGGTCGAAGTCGTCTTTGCTGGTTTGTATTGCCTCGTTCAACCAAAATATGTCGGTTTCAATACCGTGTAGCTTTTCGGGTGAATCTAATCCGTAGAACTCGTATGAAGAACCGTGTAGCTGGTAAGTTAGTTCCGATTTATTGAACGCCTCTTCCTGCCATTCCCCAAGTGATGAAAGAACCTTTTTGAACGTGTCAAGGACTGTTGGCTTAATCCACGTTCGCCTGAACCTTGCCACCGCAATTCTCTTCGGGCTTTGAGTGCCAAGAATGTACAGCGCTTGGCATATCGACCACGTCTTACTGCTTCGGCTTCCTCCCTCAAGCACAACTCCCCGAACTTGTTTATCATTAAGCGCTGACCACAGGTTAGCAAATACTTCAGTCCCTTCAATCTTCATCCTGTTTAGGGTGGATTACAACCTCAATCGTTTCGGGCTTGCCACCGTTTACCGTTTGGTCAATTTCCTCCTTTGGCTTACCGTACACCCTATCAAATAAGACGTCTAAGATATGAATTGAACCTCTCCTGAAATCACGTTGCGCCTTGTTCGCTATCAACGCTATCCAAAAAGGTAGTTCTTCGTTCTTAGCTAACTCAATTAACTCGCTTCTGTTTTTCCCTAGTATGTTCTTAATGATGTCCTGAACCTGCCCTTTAGATAGCTTCACGTTATGCTCTTCAAGGAAGTGCTTCTTCAGTAGCGTTTCAACTTTTGGCGGCCTGCCTGCTGGGTTGCCGCTTTCGCCTTTTTCAAAACGGTTGATTGCGCCCCCGTGCGCTTGCTCTATTTTCTTGGCCATCTTTGTTAGTCCTTTGTTTCAAACCCCTTTAATGGGTAAAAGATTAGGCTGTTACGATACCCTCCTTCGTGGGTTGGCTCAATAGGCGTTACACCATGAACATTCCTCCACGCTGGGTAAACGAGCATTGAATTATCGCATTGGTCTATCGTTATACCGTATTCAGGAACGTGAAGGTTGCCGCCTGTACTGTTCCTTCGTTTGGTGATTATGACGTTGACTGTGCCCTTGATGTTGCCTGTGTCCCTGTGTATTGCCGCGCTGATGTTGTAGTTGCTTATTGAACTCGTGAAGATGTTGCCGAACTTGTATTGCTGCTGAACCCGTTTGAATAGTTCTACTTGGCGCTGGTATTGTTCAGGCATAATTTGTTCAAGCACCTTTTCGCTTTCCTGTGCCAATAAGAGCATCGCTTTGATGAACGTTTTAGCTGACCCAACTTGGTGGACGCTGCTGATTGTAGGGTAAGGCCTCCTCATGTGGGGCTTTGGTGCTACGCTGCCAAGAATACAACTCATCTGAGTAACCAATTCAACTCCGTCTTTCTTGCGCTGTGCTTTCTGTGCCTTGTTTCCTTGTGGCCCTCTGCTCATTTCTTGCTTTGGCACGTTGCCACCGTTGAACTCATAATTTGCTAGGTCAGCAATTTTACAGGCTTTTTCAGGCATTTTCCGTAGATAGAAACCAACGGGCTCACCGTCTGCGTAGAATATACAGTCCTCTGTTATGTTTGGCTCAAACGCTGGACATTGGTCGCCAATCTTTACAGAGTGTTCAATTTGCTTGAGTTGAACGGTTTTCATCTTACATCCCTTTTGTGGTGTTTCGCCCATTTCTTAAAATCCCACCTGATGTCAATTCTTTTCGGCTTCTTAACAATCCTTACGAAGCCATGGTAAATCTGCATGATTCTTTTCGCAGCAGATTCATCTTCTTTCTTTTGATAACCATCATAACAGCCCCCTTGATTCGTCCCAACTGCTGGGCAATTAAAGAAAAAGTGATTGAATTTCAGCGCTCCATACCCATTCCTTATCGTTTCAAATTGAAAAATTAGATCCTCTTTGAATGTACTTGGATACTTCCACAACAATTTTCTAGGCTTTACGATAACCACCCCCGTAATCGGCTTTGAATTGATACTGTATTTGGTTTTTTCTGCCCAAGCAAATTGACGAAAACTCATGCCGTACATTTCAAATGGGGTCTTTTGTATGACAGGCAACATTTCATGGAAAATGCTTGCGTCACTTTTCACGGCTTTCTCATTGGCCACATATCCAAACGAATTGATGTCATCATCGCTCATTATACAAATGTCCTCCCGTTGTGACCTACACCATTCTAATATAAAATTGCGAGCGTAACCTACACCCATATCATTCGCGGGTAGTTTTACCTTATTTGGAACTTCGTAAGAACCCCAATCTTGCGGCTCAATGAAGTGATACGTAACGATGTTCGCTTCTTCAAAAATCAAATACGTCTTGGTATGAGGCCTCCCCTTTGTAGGTATGCAACAAATCACAGTTTATTCTTTTCTGTTTTCAAGAAGTCTATTATCATCTTACCAATGTAGGCATCTTGGTCGCGCCAAAACTTAACCAACTCGCAAGCCTCTCCATAATGGTCAGGTTGAAACTCAATTTGAATAGCTTTCTTGACACCGCCTGCCATATCATCAAGCTGGCCGTCAACATCTTCTTCATCAAGTATTGAGTAATCAATATCTTCTTCAGGTTGCCACACATCCAAACCCCAATCTTTCAACTGAGGCGCGTCCCATTCATTTGCAAGTGCATCCCATTCCCATTCACCGAAACCTACGTTGTCCTTGATTATGAACTCGCGCTGTTTCTCTTCAGACCAATCCACAACTTCAACAGGTACTTCTTTCCAGCCTGCTTCTTGCATTGCCTTCAGCCGCATATTGCCACCCAGCACAACCATGTCCTTATTCACCACAATCGGGCGAACCGTTGCCATTTCAGGGAACTCCTTCAGCGACTTGACTAGCTTTTCAAACCTCCCTTCTTTTATGTAACGAGGGTTCTCTTCGTTTGGCTTTACTTCTGTAATCTTGACTTGCATTTCTTATAATCGTTTAGTGCTTCATTTGCTGTGTAACCCGTACCCTTTAGACAAGGTTCACCGCTCCAATATTTCATTGAATCTTCTCGGTTGAAGGCATACCATTTACCGTCATAGATGTTGTAAGTTGTGTACAACCCGTACTTCCATTCTGATTTCATTTCTTCCTTCGCTTTGGTTTAGCATCTTCAAACCATTGCAACATCCTGCGCCCCATTATCTGCGCTGAACGCCCACAGGTGAAACAGAGCGTTGCTTTTGGCTCAATGTATTGGTATGCTTCAACATACCCTTTCTGTTCAGCCCTCGTTAGCCTACCGAAATTCCTGTTCTCCGAAAAGCGTTCTATCTGCTCACGGTTTTCTTTGATGAAATCTACTACTCCCTTTTTGGTCATATCCATTCCTGCTTATAAATGATGCGCTCCATAAGTAGCGCGATGGATGCGGTGTAAAGCGCTGGCATAATACCGCAGTCAAGAAACCCAATAGCAAACCCTGTCCACCATGAAAGGCACATAGGGCAGTCCAACGGTTTCAGCCCAATATAGTCAGGGATGTTTAGTAGCTTCTTAATCTTCAGGTCTATCATCAATATTTCGGTAAATATTAGCGAAAGGACTGCGCTCAACAGCGCGTTCAATATGATGCTTGATATAGTCATCTTTTAAGTTGTCTAATGTTTTTCTTACTGTGTTTCCTATTGACTTGAATGGAATACCTGTGGCGGCTGCGACTTTCCTGTAACTGCCTTTTTCAATCCATAGCTTCACCATGTCTGCATCGTACCAATGATACGTGCTTAATAGCTGATCAATAAGGGTTAGGTCTGCTTCCTTTTCGTAATCGTAGTGGTCTTCATCTACAATGGCTGGCACTTCGTATCGGTGTTCAAATATCCTGTATTTCACCGCAAAATTAGAACGGGGTGATGTAGCCATGTTCATCATCGTTCGCACCACATACCAGCGCAAGTATTCACCCTCGTTAATGTCGCGCCACTTCTCGTCAGGCATTTCCAGCAGAAGCAAAGCAACCTCTTGAAGCAAGTCATCAGCATATTTTGCCGCCAACTTCCTTGAAAGTTCTATTAAACTTTCGTCACATAATAGGTCTAAGATTGCCTTGTCTTTCACTTATCTCAAGAATACTGCTAAGAGGCCCAAAGCTACAACAATCGTCATAATAATTATTAACAGCCTGTTACTCATATTCTTTAGCTTATCTCCTAGCGCTCTTGCCTTTATTTGGTCGGGGTGTGCGTTGTAGAGCCTGAGCCTAATTTGCTGCACCTCCCACGCCTCATCTTCGTCCCTTGCTTGGTAATGTTTTAAGGCGCGTAAAAGTATTTCCCTGTCTTTCCTCTTCATCTTATTTGTTTTTGGGCAACCGTTTTAGGTGCAGAAACATTACAGCGTAATCTAAGTGAGGCTGACCTATCTTTTCGTTACGCTCCCTTCGCTTGGTTCTAAAGTATTCACGAGCAACTTCCCAAACTGCGTCTTTGTCGCTTGGTTTCACCAAAAGTAAACCGTTGTTTTCCGCGTACTTTCTAGCCTTGTTGTAGGCCCAACCATAGTCAGGCATCCCGTTCAATTTGTACCACTTGACCAACTGCTCATAATACTCGCGGTCTTTACCATCAACGCCCGTGTACTGCGTCAACTGCGGCTTAGTTAAGTCTATTGGGTCAGGTCTTTTTCTCATTTCCCTCTTGTGTTTTGTCCATGCTGACAGGATTGTTCCCCACCAGCCAACGGACTGTTTCGTTATGTACGCAATATCGCGCGTTGTTTCTAGCTTTTCAGCTAGCACTAATTTGACGGCTGTGCTCAGTTCGTCAACTTGTACTGTTTTGAACTCGCTTATCAAAAAGTCTATTACTGCAACCTTCTGAACTTTGGTTAGTACAGGCGCGTCTAAGTAAGCGCTCACCTTGTCTAGCTGGTCAGCAATGTCAGAAGCTACCGAGTCCCTCAATTTGGTTGAGGTCTTCGTTGCCGCCTTCGTTGATGTTTTGGATAGCTTGTTCTGCTCTTGATTTTCCATTGTGTTTTTCTTTCAATTCAAATATGCCTGACCAACCGTTTTCCATGCTCTGTATCAACATCGCTTCGGCTGTTGCTGGGTCTTGTTTGTTTAGCTTCTTAATCATGCGTGTTATGGCGATGGGTGTCATCGGCTTTCGTAACTGCTTACGGTGCTTAATGAACTCAACAAACGCTGCACGAAGTGCGGTGTCTTTTATTTCATCTATTACACTTACACTTACATTACCATTTACATTTACATTACCATTTACAGCTAAGTTTGCTAGAGGCTTTTTAGCATTGCTAGCATTGCTAGCTTTTGCTAGACCACCCTTCTTCCCAGCCTCAACCCGTTTATCTTTGCGCTCCTGCCATTTGCACAGGTCGCGCTTCAGTTGCTGTTTAATAGGCTCAAAGCATACTTCAATGAGTAGGTTATCCGTTACAGGGTTTTCATCGTTAACGTAGCTTAGAACGTGCTTAAATAGCTGACCAGCCACATCATCGGGCAAACGCTTGACTGTGTGCATCAAGTCGCAGTATAGGACAAATGATTTCTTGTTTTCCATGTGTGTTATTTTGCCGCTAATATAACGTTTTTGTTATATCAACTACTCAGCATAGAGTTCCTCCTTCAACATCCAATGCAGTTGTTTATCAGCCTCATTCCAACTACTCCTGAAGCCATAGTCTGCCAACAGTTTCATGATAGTGTTTCGTAAGTCTGTTTCAAAAACCATCCATTGGTCAATCTGTGACACACCATGTAGAGCGGTAGCGTAATTCCTGTTGAATATCTTACCAGCCGCCTCATAAGTTAATTCATTTGGCACAATCTTATTCCTTATGCACCACCATATACAGAACCTAGCCATCTTCAACTGATGTCTGCGGCTACTCCCTTCTAGTTCAACGCGCTGCACGGAGTACACCTTGCACCAATGTTCGATAAGCGCGTCAATGCTCTTTACTACCTTTTTCGTGTTGGTTTTGATTTGCTGTAGTTCCCTCATGATTACTGCTTCCTCAAGTTCGTTCAAAATGTCTGCGTGTTTTTCTAAGATGTTCTTGTATGTGTTATCCATTGATTTTGTTTTTGTAGTGTGTTATCATTTCTTCTAGTTCGTATTCTGTGAATTTCTGTGTTGCGCGGCTGCGCTGTAAGATTTCATCCGCTTTGCCTGCGTAGTGTTTTTGGTCAATATAGATGCTGAACTTATACTGTTCGCCCTGTTTGAACATATTGCAACCAACACATTGAGCCGCGCAGTTATCTTCATCCCAGCGCGTTGCATATTTGGAGCGCGAAATAAAGTGACCGCATTGCATTTCTTTAATCGGCTTGCGTGTGCCACAGGTGCAACAGGTGCAGATACCGTCAACGCTGTCACGATGCCTTATGTATTGGCTGAACGCTGCGTCTAGTTTTTTTACGAGCCTGCTTCTATTTGATTTCTTAGCCATTAGATAAGTTTCATCATTGATTTTGGTATATAGACCACCAACTCTTTGTCGTACATACTACCCTCACGCGGGTTTCTACCGTCCCAACCACATAGCGCGTCATCAATCTGTGAAATCGCATAATAGCCGATGCAGTCATTGAACCTGTACACCATGTACACGGGAAGCCTATTAGCAACAGACACCTCTTGCAACTTTGCCAACTTTTTGACCGCGACAAATATGTAGGTCTTTGCTTTTTCAAAGGTCTGCTTATAGGTTTTGACCTCTGCGTATGCCACCACCTTTTCGTTCCTGTAAAGTTTCGCGTCAACGGGGGATAGTTCTTGCATCAGTTCAACTGTTAGGCCTGCATGGTCGGCAAGGCGAAGGAGGGTTAGCGCCTCCCTCGTCCTGTCGTCATTGGTTTCAAACCTTCTTTCTTGCATCAGAAAGGTAGGTCTTCATCTTTAGCTGGGGCGGCTTGCGCTGCCTTTACTTCAGGCTTCCATGTGTCAACTTGTAGGTAGTGCGTTGGTTTGCCTTCTTGCTTGTTCATCTTTTCCTTGATTACAGCGTTGACCCACCCGTTGTCCAAGTTGTTTTTCAGTACTTCAACGTCTTTTTCGCTGAACGATACTTTGGTCATTTCACCGTATTGGGTTTCAATGATTTTTGCGCTTCCGCAGAATTGTTTTTCAGTCATGATAATTTGATTTTGATTTGGTTCATATATGTATTGCACTCGTTTACTCTTTCCTTAATTGCCTCTATATCTTCTTCGTTTCTAGGCACTTCAAAGGTTTTGATTCTTAACTGTGTAGGCACGTCATCAAACGTCATTCTACGCCTAATTTTGACCGCTTGCTTGTCGCTTAACTTCTTTTTAGCGTGGCGGTATGCCTCCGACCTCAATTCGCTTTGAATTAGGTGTTCAGGTGTGTTCATTAGGCAATAGTCTAAATAGGCGTTCTCCTTACCTGTGAGCCACATATACCCCTGCAGTTGCCAATAGTAATCTTTGTTGGGAAGTTCGCTCTCATACGCTGGGAATGTGTCTAGACTCCAACTGCATTTGATGTCACGTACCGTGTCCCCCGTGATTAGGTCGGGCGTTCCTGTTACGAAGTCATTTGAAAAGTGTTCTTCGTTCTTCAAGACAAAGCCCAAACCGTAATATTCACCGACAAAGTCAATCGCTTCATCTTCCATGATTAACCCCTTTTCAATCTGCTTGGAACTGAACACAATACGCCTGTCGTATTGCTTTTCCTTGAGCCATTTCTTGACGTAGGATTGTGCTGTCTTTGAAAGTTCGCCCTTCTTCCTACTGTTGGTCATTACCTGACCAAGCGCGCTGCATCTTATCTTCATAGCGTGTCGTTCTTTAGCTGTTCTTCGTGTTCAGCGGTTAGGGTGTACTTCTTCTTAATTTGTGCTATTGTTCCCGAAGCCTGTAGGTGTTTAATCGCGTCATGCCATGCGCTTGATGTAGGCGTCAAGGCTGGCTTTTCAGTCTTTGCTACTTGCTGCCCCCCTGCGTCTGTGTCTTTGTCGGTAACAATACCCAGCAAAGAACTCAAAGCGTACCGCCTGTAATAAGTAATCTTAGACCCGTCAACTTGGAATTGGTTCATGCCTTTCAACTCTACACCCGTAGGCATTAGGGTTGAACTCGTAATGGTTTCACCGCTTTCCACGTGAAACAGAATAGTCTGTATGGTGTCCAAGTCCACAGGCTGCGAAAAGCCTAACCCATGCTTTTCTAGTAGTGGGTTAATTGTCTTCAGTATGGTTGGAAGGTCTGCGTATGAGTAACCGTACCCCTGTGTCCCTTTGTGTATGGTTGGACATTCTTGTTGAAATGCTGCGAGAGCCCTGTATATGTGTTTCATCTTAGAATAGTGTTTTAAGTGGTTCGTAACTGATTTTTCTTTCTTTGAGGTAGGCGGCTGTTTCGCGGAAAATAATACGCTGGTCAATACGCCTGTTGGTTCTGTGATTACTCAGCACATCAATAACAGTTGAGCGCGGAAAACCTGACCGCTCAGAAATGGTTTTGATGCCTCCGTAGGGTAGATTGCTCAATAGCAACCTAACCCGTTTCGTGATTTGTTCTTGTGTCATTAGTAACTTGATTTTTGGATTGTGATTATGTTGTTTTCGTTTTTGTCATCTATGTACATCCATTCATACCTAGAGCCAAAGCCCATCGCGTTGCACAGGTCTTCAAAGTCTGATTTCTTCATTACTATGTTGGTATCTCTGAAGTCTGCGTTCAACTCTATAGCAAAGGCTATGAACTTTACTTGGTCTCGGATGTGCGCTGGTATAGCGTCTTGATAGTGCGAAACTACCGTTGTAAATGTTTCTACTGTAAACTGTAAGTGATTCATGATGTGTGTGTTTGTTTGTTTGTGTGTTTTGACACTACGAATATACAATTAATTTTGTTACCACAACAATTAGGTAAGAAAA